CGCATTCGTAGTTTTGCGAATACATTAAAGTCCCTGGCTTAGCGACAATGGTAGGGGTAATGAGATCTTCCCCGCCCTGTAGCGGATACGATTGAACATTAACTTTTGTTCTGGGGATTCTCATGCCAGCGGTGGCCCCCATCCCATTTTCGGCAGTTGAGAAAATCGAAGCCGTCTTAAAATATTCTTATATTCATTTTGACCATGGGCATACACTTCGTCAGCCCCCTCTTTAGCCCCGTAAAACATCAAGGCTCGCCAAACGATTATCATGTGATACTCGGATGGAATTATAGGCTCATCCACATCAAGGGTCATATCCCCGGCCTTTTGGAAGTAATCACCGTTCACCGTATAAACAGCGTCCGGCAACTGCCACAAACTTATCGAATTATCAGACTCAATCGAAAATAGAGTTGAACGCCCCTCAGAAGTGCGGTTCGGCCCGATCTGGTAAGTGTATTTAAACGCATCAAACGGAATGTAGGTAAGGCGTGTCTCATCGGCAACGGCTGAATAGATACGAACATCATTCGATATCCATGAATTCAAGTCGGTAAATCCCAAGGTGGCCAGCGTGTAATTCTGCGTAGCTGCAACCGTAGGGAAACTAAACGCTTTCCTCAAAAACTTCCAATCCGGATGAAGGTTTTGAATATCTTCATAAGCCGTAAGCGCCCAATTGACCAGCCTGAGAAGCATCCCGGTTTGACCAATTACCGTTGTATGCGCACTACCGCTTACCCCGGCCTCTGAGTGTAGCCTTTGGCACAACCCCAAAAAATCCATAACACCACCTTACTTTTGAGATAAAATCGCGTCCAACCATTCGCGTCCCCTGGGATGAGGATCATCTAAAATAGCAAACGGATAGGTCAGCGCTGAACTCTCTACCATTTGAATGTTCTCGGGTTTTCTTGCGTCAGGGGTTGCCTGCTCATACCTGGTAACTCTTGACCGGGCTAAAACCTCAACATACTTTCTTTTGACTTTAGCCTGCCGGCCACGGATAATCGGTTGATTAATCCCGTTCACGTTGGGACAAATAACCGGGAGCGCCCCGTCTGCAATATCGGGATGCACGAGAATGGTTAGCATATCGTTCATAAACATATCGAGGTCAGAGTTTTTGGCTTTTATGATATCTTGCTCCGACATGACCTCGATAGGCACACCTTTCCCAACTTCTCCTAAAGGAATTGTATCCCCTTGATGAAGTTTCTCACTTGTTGCCTCTGTTTCTTTCTTCGTCGCCATTTAACTTTCTCCTTTTCGCATAAAAAAAACGGGGGTGTAGCTGTGTGGAGCCACACCCCCGTTTTTGCGTACATACCCAGGTAGCGAACCCGAATATCTTTAAATTGTTATTTGTTTACGATGTCATCGGCTCAGTCGGAACCGTATAGAAATCGTAATACGTTGCCGCATTACCGGTCCCAAGATCTGTAGTGCCTGGAGTAAACACAGCCGTTGCAACCACTCTGACACCGCCTAATGGACAGGTATCGGCTGTTGCCATGGGCCAGTTCAGCACATGAGTCCCAGCCGTCAAATTCGCTGTTACTACTTCATCTCCCTTAACAACCGTTATGGTGCCATCATAGGCAATACATACCGTGTACAAGCATGTCGTTAAAGCGGCCTGTGTCGCTGCGGTAAAGGCAACATTGTCGTCAGCATCGACTATGGTATAAATATAACCGTTTATCGCAAAACTGACATATCCGGCACCAGTAGGGTCATTCAGCCTCATAATAGAAGCCGTACCTCCAACGGCAAGCCCCGCTTTGGACAGGCAACAGGTCCCACCTCTCATTGATTCGTCCAGGTTGTACATAATTAAAACCTCCTTTATAAAAACGGGGCGGTGTTGGATCACACCTCACCACCGTTTTTAGTTTACGTTGTTTCCGGCTCAGCAGGCACAGCCATCAAATCAGCCCAATATACCAAACCGGCAGCATCAAGATCTCCGGTAAGATCGTCAACGCCGACATGAAAAGCCGTATCGCCCGATTGGATTTTAAATTTGCCAATAGGACAACTAAGCGCAGGAAGTACCGGCCACTGAAGAACATGGTTTCCCGCCGCAAGATCGGCTGTCAAAATCTCAGCCCCTTTGGTCGTGGTAATAGTCCCATCGGCAATAGTTGAAACAAGGTATAAACAGGTCGTACCGAGTGCCTGCTCAGTGCAAACCGTCACTACAACATTGTCCTCAACGGCCTGCCAATATGTAAGGCCATCAATGCAAAAAGCGAACTCAGTTGCGAATTGAATCGTGGCATCGTTCGTACCTTCTGCCATTCCGGCGGCACCCAAACAGCAGGTCCCTCCTCTCATGGATTCATCTAAGTTATGCATAATTTAAGTTTCCTTTCAAAAAATTACCTAAAACTAATAGGCTCTCAATACCAAATACGACCATGAATGATTGGTTACGGGATCATTCGTTAATTCCATGGTCAATGTGTTTGCAGACATGGCCGCAGCCTCAACAAAACAATCGTCATCGTCAGAATCATAACACTGTACGATAACAATATCAGTCGCAAGCGCTCCGGTTACGGTAATCGCAACAGCGGTGGTATCAGGGCCAAGGGCTGTGTACTGACCGGCATAGGCCACATAATGACTCGGCTTAAAGGTTCCCCGTTTTCTGAGAATCATGTACGAATAACTGTGGGCAACTTCAGGGTCAACTGATACGGTAATCGTCAACGTATCGGCTGTGCAGACAACCAGATTGATAGTATCAGCATCGTCTGTGGTTAATGGGGTTACAAAAGCCATGTCGGTTGCCAGAAGACCAGTGATCGTAATGGCAATTGTAGTGTCATCGCCCCCAACAGCCACATATTCACCCGCAAAGGCAATATCATACTCAGGTGTGCACTTATCCCGAAACCCGGCATAATAAGCGTCCATGCTGTCAGTAGGGTTCGTACCCATGGCCATGTCTATCAAAAGACTGTCTTTGCCGGAAGTCGGCACAACAGCTTTAAACTGATCGGCCCCGGTAGTTATACATTTACTCGCAAAACAATAATCTGTCTGCTGAATAACACCGGGTAAAGCCACATAGGTTTCATCAGCATCATCGGTTAAATCAACAGGACCACCGGCAAATGCACAGCCATAACCAAGTACGGGACCATCAGGAATAAACAAAGCTGATGTTTCGCTCCCGATGTTTATCCATTTCGCACATTGGCCAAGTGAAGCGTTTGGCAAAATAAACTCACAACCAGGAGCATATCCCCCAACTCCTGTGTTAGGGATAGAATTCCCGACCTCTCTGGTTGGAAATCCACCGGCTGTAAATATAGATCGTATTGACCTACGAGCCCTTGGATCTGCAATGTAATTAATAAATCGTTGTAATTTGCTCATGTGGTTTTTCTCCTTTCCTTAAAACCGGGCAAGTCTCGTTATGTTAATAAATTAAAATTTTAAAGATCAGTTGCACAAGTTTCTATCCTGGTCATCCAGTTCTCGTTTAACCGACAACAGGTGTACCAGAAGTCGGCACCCACATAACCAAACATCCCGCTTGGATTCGCATGGTTTTTGGTAGAGCTTGGGATCAAAGTGGGACTGATTCCCGACTTATAACCGTGACCCTTCAGGGAAATATGACCGAAGGCGCTTTCACCGATGATTACCATGGGATATACATCGTAATTAGCTGCAAGAACGGATTTCATACCCTCCGCGCCCACCGCAGCCCCGCCCGCACCGTGGGGAGCAAACAAGGGACTTGTGACAAACCGGAAATCCTCACATGCCCCGAATTCCCTGGCATGAACCGGTTTAATTGCAGATCCGTAATCCACCCGTTTGGTAAATCCGGGCAGGTCCCGACAATCCGCAACCATGTCGGTGTGAATGAAAACAATGTACGCAGGCTCAACGGAAGACGTGCCAAACTCAAGACCCGGTTTGATTGAACTTGTAACCTGCTTGGCCCGGTTGCTTTCCATTGTCCTGGCAGCCGACCTTAATGAATTCAGGCCAATCGTTGAATTCAACCCAACGCGGGTAGCACCATTGGTATAGATCACACCCGTTCCGCCCCTGATGAATCCATAGGCCACCAACTCGGCTACTTCACCAAGCGTTTCACCTGTCAGCTTGGACATATCGCCCGGGATGTCATCCTCATAAGTCAGTTCCGACCTGCTGGAAAACTTGAAAAGCACGGCGTACTGGCTGAGGGTAGCGGTCACATCGGTATAGCTGATTGTATTGGCCGTGGGTGTCACACCCTCGGCGGTTACAAAGTTAGCCGCCGTAATATCCGGGACCTCTGTTGCCGTGGCGTTAAAGGGTTTCAGTCGTCTGAAAACCACGACATCCGTTTTTCTTAACGGCTGTTCTTTCTGGTCACCGAACGTACCGAGCACTTGAATCTTGCCTGCATGTTTTAACATTCTCATTTCAGCCCGGAGCAGATTCCGGGATGCAACAGTATCGTATAATTGTATTGCCATTTTTTATCCTTTCTTGGAGATCACTCGTCCAAAACTTCAGTTGCTATTTTTCGCCTAAGTTCGTCCTCTGTCATATCGGCCTCGGACTTAGCCGGTTTCTCTTTGTGTGTTGTGTCCAAATCTTTTGATTCCTTCAGCCTTTTATCTCGACCAGCGGCGATTTCAGCCGGTGTCTTTGTGGGCTTAATGGTAGACTCTT